TAGAACAACCTATTGATCCTATAGAGGAAGACCTACCCAAGGCTCTCGTCGAAGAAAATAAAAGAATTGCCGACGAACAAGCCGCATCGGACCGCCGAAACGCAGCGGATATTAAGAGGTTCGGAAGCCTTGCAAATAAGACCAACCTCTTTGCTGATGCTTTCGGGGAGGGTTTTGACCCAACCGATACAAAAAATCGTAATCAAGCCCAAGAGGAGGCTACCAGCCAACCTATTAAAAAGAGTGACGAAATAACCAAGCTTATTGACCAGAGTCGTGCGATGGCTCAGGCCAGCATTGACATGGGAGAGAACCAAATCAAGACAGAAAAAAGAAGAATCGAAGTTCTTGGTTTGATATCTAAATTAGAGGAGGAAGGTAGCGAGGCACAAAAGAAAAAATTAAAAACTCAAATAGAAAGAAAATTTGCTGACGAATCCTTTGAACAGTCATCATTCAAAGCTTCAGAAGCATCAAGGAGACATGGTGGTGATTTAATAACAAATACAGAGTTGATCGCTGCGGCTCAAGAGAAACTAAATAACTCTTATCATGATGGATCAGAAACTATTGAAGCACTAGGTGAGGCGATTGGCGCAAGATTCAAGCATAACATGGCAACAGCAAGGCAACAAGCCTCCAAAAGCCTTGTCGGCGTAGTAGATGATTTCAAGGAAGGGACTAAAGGTGCGTTTTTTGAAGCTATTAAGGGAACAAAAACGCTAAGGGAAGCCTTTGGAGAGTTATTTGATAGACTAGCTGATAGGATGCTGAAAGATTCTCTTGATGCGGGGGTCGATGCTTTGTTTGGCGCAGTCGGTGCTGGTGCTAGGGGGCTGGGTAAACATTTTGGTGCTGATTCATCGCCAGCGGAAGTTATGAGGGGTGGCGCAATCGGAGCCCAGAATGGAATGTATATTTCTGGTAATCGCACCGGAGATTTGAATCCAGCAATGCTTGAGGATGGAGAATATGTTTTTAATAGAAACGCAGTTAAAGCCTTAGGGGGACCTGATGAGTTGGACAGACTGAATTTCGGCATGGCCCCGAGATTCCGAAGGGGTGGAGTGACTGGCTACGCAAGGGGCGATAGAGTGATGAAGAATCGCGCTCGTCCTGAATTTGTATATAATGATCCTAAGAGTCCGACTTCTGGCGAGTGGCAAGGAGGCTCGGGGCTTTCATCTTTTGCGATGATGGAAAGTGGTAGCCCGATGATTGCCTTCCAAAAAGAAAGGGAGAAAATCCTTGAACGGTACATAAAAGAGAGAGCCGCTTATGACGAAATGGTGGCGAAGGCCAAGATGGCTTTTCGGACAGCGCAAAGAAAAAGATTTCAGGTGGCGGTCTCAACAGTCGCTATACAGGCTGCAACTGCAGGGCTTACTCATTTAGCGTCGGGGCAACAAGGCCTTAATAGCGAGTTCGCTCCGAGGGATGGGAAAAACGTACCTATAAATAACCCCGGTAAGCCAGATCACCTCGCGCCGAGGGGTAACACTGGTCAATGGCCCGAAGCTATTGATAATAAAAACTTAACCCAAAAGGGCGGTTTTATAAAAGGCTTTGCTCAGGGAGGTAGAAACCGCGACAACATCCACGCCGTGCTCGGGAGCGGCGAATACGTTGTCAACAAACAATCCGTAGATAAATACGGCGTTGGATTATTTAATGGATTAAATAATGGCACGGCAAGAGGGTTCGCGGAGGGAGGTCCAGTTGGGGCATCTACCGGCGGCGGCGCACCCTCAATCGCGAATAACAATTTTGAAATTAACATAAATATCACTGGCGATGGAGAGGCTGAGACCACAGACGCTTCCTCAGAAGGCGACACTACAAGAGAGCAAGAAGAGCGCAATGAAAAACTCGGCTTGGCTGTTCAGGAAGCGGTTCAGCTTGAACTCATAGATCAACAAAGACCGGGTGGATTGTTATACCGCGAAGATCGGTTTTAATTAAGTCCACACAGCTCTTATAGCGTAACCAAGTGATATAAAGATGGTTGCGCGTGAACCTCTTCCACCGTAAGATTTTTCCCAGTAACAATCCTGCCACGACTGATTACCCTCATGCCAAGACTTCATGTAAATATGGAGAGTGCCAATAGAGGTCTCCCCCTCCTCAAACTCGACATCCTTCAAGGGTCCGGGACTCTTGGCAGAAAAATCATGGATTATGCTTGTATACTCATTGTAATTAGCAGCACCATATGGTTTGGATGCCTGAAGGGGCAAATCTTCTGGTAAAAAGAAAGGTTGTATAACCCCTCCTGTTGGAGTATAGTCTACCGCCATGTTTGAAACCCTTACAATCCTTCGCTCCGTACGCGTACCACCTCCGGTAGAAAAATCAACCTCCAGAGCGACTAACCTTGTTTTCCCAATCGGCTTTTTAAAGTCAAGATTCACAATCGTATCTACCGGGTTGGGATTAGGGCCGTTTCCTGCAGTTCCGGCACACTGATACAGACCCCACCCACATCTAGAAATACATCTACGGTTTTCACCAGTGCCTTTTGCTGAGTAGGAGCCTCTGCCTATCGTTATATATTCAGGAATTCGCTCTGGTGTTGCTAGTGGGTTTAAGTACTTAACCTCGGAAACCACTGATACTGGAAGCGTAGAGCCCAGATCGTAAGTAGGTACATACGTAGGGTTATTTGGGGTTTCGTCAAGAAATTGATTTTCTATATCCCTATCAAAGAAATCAAACAAACTATAACAAGCATAAACCTTTGAAGTTTCGAGGTCTCCCCCGAATGAAACATACATTATGTCTGAGTAATTATCTGATCTTACTCTTTTTATATTTTTTGGATTTTCTGATGTGCTATCGAAAAAGCTTTGTGTTTTTCCAGCGACCTCATCCTTACCAAAGGCTATTGGGCACATATAGAAATACCCGCCAGCAATATCTTTTTCATTACTTTGGTATGTATTTTTTGTGAATTCTATTTTTAATCTATTATCGGCGGTAACGGATTGGGATGTGCAAATTTTATCAGTATCACCGCAATCATCTGCACTCGAACTGAACCTTGGAGAATCTATAGAGGGGTCATTTATGTCTGCTATGTCCCACCCCTTTGCTACACTGTAATCAATATTGGAAAAATCTGCAGGAATTTCCGTACTTCCATTTGTATAAGCGGCTTTAAAGCTTCCCCCCGCCGAGCTTAAACCCTCTTCAGTGTGAGCTTCAATTACTACATCAAAGTTTCTAGCTGCCGCTTCCCCATGAGTTTGTTGTATCTGAGCTAATACTTGCTGGGTTATTGGATAAACAAACGAGTCATTTTGAGTAAGGCTTGGTTGAAATCCAGTTTCAACATGATATATCGCTCCCGCTGGTTCGCTATTCTGCCGATTAGATGAGCTTTGTCTTAGGGTGACAAGGTAATTAAATTGCGTAGCTAATTCAGCATCCCCCTGAATTGAGGTATCCCAAAGGATATTCGGGTTGGCTCCTGTAAAATTGACTAATCCACCATCTTCAGATTGAAGTTGGGAACTTCTATTTTCTATAATTATATCATTTTCTAGCCTTAGATTAGATATCACCACATCTTTTATGGCTTCACTGTCATCTATTTGTATGCTATTTTTTATGGTTGTGCTAGAATGAGTTCCAAGACCATTAAAGCTCGCCGCCTTTAAATAATAATTATCAGAAGTTGGAGCTATAACGCTTGCCTCAATAGATACATTGCTTCTCGGGTGTTTGGCTATTTTGTGTTTTGAATCGGGTACATAGTTTTCGTCACTCGGAAGCCCATTGGTTTCCATATACGCCACATTACCATCATAAGTTGTCCATAGATTTGGGTAACGCCCTGTGTAATCCGCTATCCTCCACGGGGTTGTTTTCTTCATGAAAACTTCATAACCAGCTAGTGCAGTTTGGTCGGCTGGTGGAGATATTACGTACTTAATTAACTTTGTGTGCTGGGCTCCTGCAGCTAATTGTTCTGAGAGAGTTAGCGACGACGGAGGCGACGGTATTGTAGTTGAAATATTTGTTCCGTCCGCATTGAATTCAAAGTCTTGTTCAGTTTTTGTATATTTTTCTTGATCGTACTCAAGTGCGCTTATATTGTATTGATTTCTTTTCTCTTCTTTAATATTTATGACTCTAAATTTTTCCCCCATATCATCAGCGTCTATAGATATTCCTTGAGAGTTTTTAAGTACAGTTCCGCCTGTGGGCTCGATGCTCCATACGGTTTGATTTTCTACTATATTTGTATCACTCAGGTCGAATGAGTGTCCTCCGCTGAAAGTTATTTTTGATCTTGTTAATCCATTTTCTGTTACGTTTGTTACTTGATTACCTAGAAAATTAACTTTTTGTATTTGGCTATTTCTTATTTTAGTTACATCATTTGAATCCAAGTCTTTTACATTATAAGGGTCAAAACTATAAGTCGGCGTAAGTAGGGTTAACTGATACATTTGAGATGTCCCCGCGTTATGGTCACCCTCCCTATATACATCTGCAATAGAATCTAACGTGATCTCTGCGTATGTACCACTCGTATTAGAGTTGCTTTGGTCTATTTTAAAGGTTCTCCCACCATTTCTTGTCAGATTTGCTCTGTAAGAATCTGATATAGAAATAACATCGCCGGGACGAACATAAGTGCCTTCTAGGCCAGCGGTAAATGAAACTGTTTCTGTTTCTAGGTTTTCAGTGGCGAGCATCCACTTGCCAAGGCGCAGTGCTTGGCCTCTGCTTGTACAGCCAAAAGCTGTTACTTCAGTTTCTCGTATCCCATTTTTTCTTATTCCGTCTACATCTTCAATATATTCAATTGCTGGCTTATAGAAGTTAGTTTTGTCATTATATCTTACTATTGCTATATTGTTTCTTATTTTCCTGCTTGTACTGCTATAGCTAAATACTCCATCTCGTACGTTGGCGTTTGTGAATTGATAGATAGGATTTTTTGGTGCGTCTTGAATTGCATAAATTTGCCCAGCAGCATAATAACTTAGTCCGCGAAAAACACTTGTCATATCTTGGACAACTTTAAATGCGTCTTCACGACTTTGAATAAGAGTGTTGCAAGTAAACCTTGGTTCTAGACCGCCTTTTCCTAAACCATCATAAACTAGCGTGTCACAGTATTGACCAACTTCATACAAACTCCATTTATCTAAGCCTTGCTCCTCTATATATTTACCAAGGCCATATCTTGGGTTTGTAATTAGATCGTAATAACACCAAGCTGGATTGTTTGTCCAGTATTTTCCTATCTCTCGCGCTACCCCACCTGATGTATCAATTCCCGGTGTTCCGGGGCCAGTTGAAAAGGGGCCTACTGATTCTGTGGAAAACGTTCCATCCCACATACCATGATAGGTTCTTGTTATTGGGTCGTAATTGCTTGGTATTTTTATTCTTAAAAGCCGAACGTCAAATGCTCTTGCTGGAAGTGATGAAAAATATTCTGCGCTAAATGATGAACAAATAACAGCAGAATTAGGATACGATAACTTTGTTCTATAAACATTTGTAATACTATCTACAAATGTTGTTGATGAGCTATCAGTGGTAGCTGGTTCCGGTGTTGTCTTGTAAATTTTAACCTCCCACCCTAAAAAATTAGGATCATCCATGATATTATCAAAATCAGCCCTCTTACTAAAGTCAATAAAATACTCCTTAATGAAAGGGCTAGTAAGTTTCCCTGAGAAGCTTCCTCCTAATGCATTTGCTGCGGTGACATTGGAGCTTACTCCTTGCCCATTTGCGCTATTAAAATTTTCTTCTGAATTATTAAATAAAGCCCGTGTTTCTACCGCCATATTAACGGTGTTATCTTCAAGGTCTCCAGTCTCTTTATTAATTGTGTTAAGTGATGTTATTTTGAGATTGACCTTAAGAGCAAAACAATCGGTGTTAAGTATTCTATATATTTTTTTGAAGTATTGTGCGTCATCTGGAATTTCACTTGCACCCTTTGTCGGCCCACGAAGTCTCTCGTTGATTCCCCTGACTTCTTCAAGGTATTCAAAAAGTTGATCATCTGGTTCATCTATTCTAGTAAGGGGGTCCGTTGATCCTTTTTTCGTACCAAAAGACTCCTTCATATTGACATCTTGAAAATTATAATTTCCTTGATCATCAATAACTGGTATATTGTTCCAATAGACGGACGAAAGTGGGTCTTTAGTTTCTCTTATTGAGGCGGAAGAATAACCTATATTCCCGAGGGTTCCAACAAATGAGTATTCTTTTGTTACTAACCCGTCAATTTCTCCCTCGGCAATCAAGTCAACGATCTGAGCTTCAGAAAGAGAGTTCATTCTTTCGTCTCCTGAAATTATTCCTGCTATAGTTGTTGCCATAATATTTTATTATTTTATCTAATTTGTTAAAACACCACTAACGGGCTCTATAAGTCCCTATCTCTGCAATTGTCATTTGACGAACGCTCCTTGATGACTGTATTATCTGCGAGCCGCACAAAAGCCTTCCGTAACCGAGTGGCACTGGAACTCCTTCTCTTTGGGAATTTACTGGTCCATTAAAAAGATAAGACTGCGATTTTTTCACGTCTCCAATTTCTGGAGGACCCGGCATCTCCGGTGATTTTGACATTAACATTGAGACACCGACAGTCAGTAGTCCAACGCCAGCAGAGATCATCGCGTAACCTAGGTAAACAAGCGGGGGTGAAAACATGCTACCCCCGGCGGCCACCAACGCCATCCCCACGACGATAAGAACTATAGCAACGACAATCAGAACAGCAGCCATAAAATCACTCCCACTGCCCTCTAACACTGGGACGACATCTAGAGTCTTAATCCTTTGGTGCATAACTAATTCTGAACTATCTATAGTTGATAAATCCTCCACATCTATCCCAGAAACATCAATTGGCTTATTATTTACTTTGATTTTATATCTAAGTTTCTTGTTTAAATCTTGCAAAAAGATTTCCTGTAATTTTCTTTTTGACAAGATATTAACTGCTCGAAATGCTTCTCGGATATTATTTATTGATACATTCCAAGATTTTTTCTTCAGCCTTTTACCGAGGCTTCCATGAAATCTAACTTTTGTTATTTCGGTCATCGTGTTTTTAGCTTGGTCTGTAAGTCCCCAACTCCGATGATTTCATTTGGCGAACATTTAAAGATACTTGTATTGTTTGCGATCCGCACAAAAGTCTTCCGTAACCGAGTGGTACTGGACCTCCCTCGTTAGAGGAATTTACTGGTCCACTAAAAAGATAAGATGGTGCATTTGCTGTCTCTATGTTTCTGAAGTCATCAAATTTTGGTGGCTTTGCCATTAGTATTGATACACCCCCCGCTAACAACGCGACCCCCGCTGAGATCATCATTTGTCCTATCATTGGAGCACCTTGAGCGGAGACTATCATCCCGCCAACGATAAGAAGTATAGCAACGAAGACCATAACATAGCCCTTAGCATCATCTCCACTACCTTCTAAAACTGGTATAATATCTATTTTTTTAATTTTTCTTTTTAGGCAAAGCTCTGTATCACCAATAGTAGCTAAATTTTCATAATCAATTCCAGAAGTCTCTACTGGTTTATCGTCTACTTTGATTTGGTATTTTAATTTCTTTTCACTATCTTTAATCATCATTTTGATTAATTTCTTTCCCGAAAGAATATTAACCGCGTGTAACGCTTCTTGGACACTCCCTATTGATAAATTCCAGACCTTTCTCCTCAACCTTTTGCCGAGGTTTCCATGAAATCTAACCTTAACTTTATTTACCTCTTCTTTCATTTTATAGAAGTTTTTTGTGTCTAATGATCTTTGTCACGAATCTTAAATGACGGCTCGTAAAAGGGGAAAGTTCAGAAACCCTATTGAATGGTTGGTGCATCATAGTTTGACTGCCAACATACATAGCCATATGACATGAAAAAGTAGGTGCAAATTTATTTACGTTTTTGAACAAAAGAACATCATACATTTTAATGTCTTCATATTCCACCTCTTCAAATCCCTCATCTTTAAAATACGCATCGAAAGGACTTTCTTTTTCACTTTTCCAATTTTCTTCATTAAAGAAATCAAAAACAGTATAATCATAGTGTTTGATGTGTATATCTAATTCATCTTTATAGAAATCCGTTAGCAAGGTATAGCAGTCGGTAATCCCTGCGACGTAATCTCTTTCTAAATATTTATTAAGATAGTTGTTGGAAGAAGAAAGTAAAAATTTATTTTTATGAAGGAGATATAGAATAACTTCAAGCCCATGACCCTCATTTACTAAATCTAGTGGTGTAAAATTATCGCAATGAGATTCTTTTGGGTGAGAGTGATAAACAGCCTCTATGTCCCCAAGCTCAGACGCGCTTAAGTAATCTTCAGCTGATATCCTATAATTATCTTCTTTATCATTACTTACATTTTCACAAGGAAAAACTGTTGGTTTATTTCTTTCATTCTTGACAATTAAGCCACAACATTCAAATGGGGCTTCTTTGAGAGATTGCTCCTTTATTGCTGTCCTGATTTTTTTGTTTAATAAAATCACGCTAACTTCTTTTTGTTACCCCCGGAAAACCGCCAAATGGAAGATAGTTATTTCTAGAGCTCCAAACCCCTCCGGGCGAGCCCTGTCCCCATCTAAGATTACACGCGTCAAGTGTCTTGCTACACTGATCAGCAAGCCAGTAAGTCGAGTTTGGGGGGGGAACATTTTTAGGAGCCCCATCAGTTTTTGCTATAAAGTAATAGTTTACCTTTTTTACGGTTATATAAACTATTGAGCCAGCTAGATAATCTTTATTTTGTTCCCAAAGACTTGCGGTGATTGTATCTGCGTTATTATATGGATCATAACCCGCAACAAGATTATCTTTTGAAAACTGCTGATTCCCTTCTGTGGCCATAGGCGGGGCGTAAGTTGGCAATTCAGCATCATCATGTATTCCAAAACCTTGGGATTCCGCGAGTGCTTTATTTTCATAGCAGCAACCCTCTCCCCTATATGTCCAAGGGCATCTTCTGGCATTTAAAATTCTTTGTGGAATTTTAAGTTTTTCATAGTTGATAAATGAAGCAAGTTCCAATGTCATCATCGTGTTTGTTTCGAGGCTCTTTCTGTCAACAAAATAAACATCAGGCGGAAAAAACGCATAAGGGTCTGGATCAGATTCAGCTTTAAGTATTTTATCTGTTTGGTCACTCCAATTTGAAGCATCTAAAAATTTTGCAAAAGTTCTAATTCTGGTGACCCTTGCCCCCACAAGGTCGTCTAAATCTTTCATTAAAGATTTTAGAATTTTAAATTCTGGGACACCATCATCTTTTACTGCCATAGAGAGCTTCGGGGTAGCAGCTGTCCCTTTTGAATTCGATTCATACCCTGCAGAAGCCACTGGCATTGCTATATATGTATTACCTTGGAATACAATATTAGTCGAAGTCATTGTAAGGTTATTATGAAATCTAAAAATATTATGCTGCTTAAGATTTACATTAAAGCTATTGTCTGATTTAAGTGTTTTTTCTAGCTTATCTCCTATAAGAATATCACTAACATCAATTTCAAATAACTCTATTAAGGTTGAGGGTTCTAATTTGCTTGCTTCATTTTGTACTTTTTGAGACGATGTTTTAGCTTGAGATTTAGACATCTCAACGCTCCCCGCTCTGAAATCACCATTCGGGCCTTGCTTTTTAAACTCTGAATTTTCAGCCATCTTGAATTAGGGGACTTGGTTAAACGTGGCAGTTACAGTATAATTATCATAAAATACATAATTTGTATTAAATGATTTACATATGAATTTATTAGCGGTGGCGAATGGAGCGGGTGGGGTGAAAACAAAAGATTCCGCGCCTTTTCTTTCACTTAAGAAATGGTTAATCGCAGTAGTTTCTACAGAGCTTCTTTTTTGAAAGGTTAAGCTTAAACTTAATAAATCATTATTAATCCCATCTTTAATTCTTTGCTCATAACCGTCTCCAAATTTTACCGATAAAACCTTTGGCTGTATTTTTGTGGATTGATTATAAGAGGGGTCCCAAATAAAGCTGGGCATTCTGGTTCCATTGAAATTAGTTGTTCCTCCCCAGTTGACAGCATCACTTATTGGTACAGCGGTCCCACTGCTTGAGTCTGAAATAAGATAGTGATAGAGATTATCACTAAATACT